CGCCACATTCGCGGGTGCAATTACAGTAGACGACACCACAAATAGCACATCTAAGGTAACAGGCTCTATTCAAACTGATGGCGGCATTGGTTGCGCTGATGCTCTCTATGTGGGAACTAATATCCACATTCCTGATGGAGGCTCTTGGCCAGGCACGTTATCTGAGGGCGCGCTATACCATACGGCTACAGATGGTATAATTATTGGCGGTGAAGGGTCTAATACTGATTTTAATATAGTCAATAAAAATGGCCAATCTGTAATAATTAACCCTACAGGCACACAAAACGCCACATTCGCGGGTGATGCTAATGTAGGTGGAGTAGCTAGTGCAGGGAGTGATTCGGGTGTAATAGTTTACACCGCAGGGAAAATTCTTACTAGTCAAGCGACAGCGGCGACTACCCCCCATATGGAATTTTATAACAGTAATGGTTTAGTAGGCACAATTAAAACAAGTGGTACATCAACACAGTTTAACACTTCATCTGATCCAAGACTGAAATCAGAGTTCACACCGTTTGACACAACAGAAGCATGGACAGCCTTTGACGGTATATATGCCGCCTCTGGTAAGTTCCACTTCTTAGCTGACGATACAGAAGAAGTATGGGGCTTTAATGCCCACAAGTTAGTAGACCTTGGTATTGGTTTGGGTTCAGAAGGTACAGGCTCAAGAGATGCCGCCATCGGTGACTTACATGAGACGATTACTGTTAGTGAAGCCGTTGATGCTATTGATGAAGTAAAAGACGCTGATGGCAATGTGACTACTGAGGCTGTAGCCGCACAAGACGCAGTTACAGAAGATGTATTTGTATCACCTGCGGGCGTAGACCAATCCAAGATTGTCCCTCATTTACTAGCGGTTATCAAAGACCTTAACGATAGATTAAAAGTACTTGAAAGTGCTTAACATAAAATACGTATATATATAATACTTAGGTATAATATACAAGGAAATGAATATGACAAACGAAAACGCTATTAAAGATACAAGAGTTCTTACTTTACAAAACGAAGGTAAAGAGAACACTACGCATAAAATATCTGAAATGAATAAAGACGGACAGCTTTTATACGCGAAGCTTGAAGCCTTGGCCAAAGAATCACAAGAAATACAAGCGAACGTACAGTTCAAACTTGAACAGAACGAAATTTTACAAAAACATTATCTGACAGAGTTACAACCTCATCTTGTTCCAGCAGAGAAAGCAACAGATGAGAAAAACGAAGCCTGACCCGCTTTATTGTACGGGCGCACATAAATCAGGAACACATTTACTTTTAAAGGCATTACATCTTTTTGGTGGTGATTGTCTCCAGGCAATACACTGTCATAAAGGTTACGATTTTCCGTGGAAGACTACTGCTGATACGCGTGTGCATATTATACGAAATCCTCGGAATGTGCTTATCAGTTGGGTGAGGTATCAAAAACTATCCCGTAATAACCAAACTATTATTGCTAATATGAATTATATCATAAAATGTATGTTAGGGCATTTTGGATGGATAGGTGAAGAACGCTGTTTAACTGTTCGATTTGAGGAGTTACTAACAGACCCCAATGTAATTAAAAAAATAGGTGAGTACTTAAATAAACCTCTTATTGAGAATCACTTTGAATCACTTTGGGGTGATACGTTCACGTTCACCAACGACCTTACAGAATGGAGAGACTTCTGGACTGATGAGGTTAACACCGCGTGGATTGCAAAAGGCGGGGTTGAGATTGAAAATAAGATGTGCTACTTTAATACACCAAAAAAGATCAGTGGATATCAATCACCTGGTTCATACCAATATAACAATAATTTATCAAATTGTCCTTGTTGACTTTTAATTAGTTATAAATAGAATTAAATAAGGATATTACAATATGGCTTCACCAACTACAAGACAAACTTTAATCGATCATTGCTTAAGGCGGTTAGGCGCGCCAGTGCTAGAAATCAATGTTGACGAAGATCAAGTTGAAGATCGTGTAGATGACGCAATTCAGTTATACCAAGAATACCATATGGATGCTACGTTCAGAACGTATTACAGCTATCAGGTTCTTGCTGCTGACGTGACAAATAAATACATATCAATTCCGGATGACATTCTTTATATTACAAGAATGTTCCCGGTCTCGTCTAGTTTAAGTGCATCGCGTGGTATGTTTGACGTAAAATATCAAATGATGTTGAACGATGTATATGACATGAACACCATCGGTACTGACCTGGCTTATTACGAACAATTACAACAACATCTTTCGTTGATGGATATGAAATTGAACGGTACGCCCCAGACCACGTACGCGCGTAGGCAAGATAGGTTATACATCCACGGTGAATTCGATTCAGATCAACAAGATATAAAAGCCGATGATTGGATTGTTCTTGAAGTATTTAAGACAATCGATCCTACGGCTCACGTCCAAATATATAATGATATGTTCATTAAGGATTATGTGACGGCGTTGATTAAACAACAATGGGGTCAGAACTTAATTAAATTTGAAGGCATGGTATTACCAGGTGGTGTGACACTAAATGGTAGACAAATGTATGATGACGCAAGAGAAGACATTACTCGAATTGTAGAAGCAATGCGCTTAGAATTCGAAGCTCCTATGTCAATATTTATTGGATAATATGAATGGCTGTTAATCAGTATTTAAAACCCGACGTTCAAACAGAACAAACGTTGTATGAAGATATAATCATCGAGGCTATTAAATCTTATGGCCAAGATGTAGTATACATGCCACGTGAGTTGGTCAATGAAGACGACATCTTCTCTGACGATCCTGTTTCCAAATTCAGCGCTGCGTATCATATTGAAATGTATGTTGAATCAGTAGACGGATTTGAAGGCGAAGGAGATCTCTTCTCTAAGTTCGGCGTTGAAATTCGTTCCGAAGCAACATTTGTTCTTGCGCGTAGACGCTGGGCTAAACAAATATCGTATGTTAATAATTCTTTAAACTTTTATAGACCTAGAGAAGGTGATCTAATATATCTTCCTATGTCAAAGTCGACCTTTGAAATTGTTAAAGTAGAAGACGAATCTCCTTTCTATCAATTAGGTAACCTCCCGGTATTTAAAATACGTTGTTCACTATTCGAATACAATGATGAAGATATGGATACGGGTATATCTCTTATCGATCAGATAGAAAAACAAGGGTATAACCAAAACCTTACATTCCAGTCATTTACTGGTCAATTCCAAGTCGGTGAAACGATTAGGAAGATCGTTGATTCAGATGCTGGTATATACATTAACGCCGAAGTAACTGCATGGAATGATTCCGATAAAATGGTATCACTTGCTCATATCGGCCGTACTGACGGTAAGTTCGCAGAATTCGCGGATTCAGATCTTATCTCTGGTCTTACATCATCAGCGACTGGGCTTGTTATGACAAGCGGTGGGGTTGTTGAGAAGATAGATGATACTAATCAGAACACGGAATTTGATACAGTAGCAACCACTTTCCTTGACTTCTCTGAGTCTAATCCATTCGGAGATGTTACGTAATGTTTACATATTTCTATCATTCAACTATTAGAAAAAGCGTATCTATCTTCGGATCGTTATTTAATAATCTCTTTATCCTTCGTAAGAACGCCGCGGGTGCAACAATATCACAGGTCAAGTGTCCTTTATCATATGCTCCTAAGCGTAACTTCATTGAACGATTAAAGAACATGACAGGCGGTGAAGATGCCGAACGCCAAATTGCACTTAAATTGCCACGTATGTCATTTGAAATTGTTGATTATTCCTATGATGCTGCACGTCAATTAATTAAAACGAATCATTTCAATACTACGGGTATAGTTTCTTCTAATACTAAAAGAGCAAAGGTAAGACCTGGCACTCCTTATAACATTTCATTCGAATTAAATGTCTATGCTAAATCACAAGATGACGCTCTTCAAATTGTCGAACAGATCATGCCTTACTTTGTACCACAATATTCTGTTACAATCAAGCCGTTAGATGATGTTCCGACTCATAAGTTAGATGTACCAATCGTATTAACAGGCGTAAGTTTTCAGGATAATTATGAAGGTGCAATTGGGGATGCTCGTGCAATTATATATACATTAACCTTCGAAATGAAAACAGAATTCTATGGTCCTATCACGGATGGCGGTATTATCAAATCCGCTATCATGGAATTCAATTTACTTAAACAAGGCCTAGGCGATTCAGATTCTAAAATTGAAACAATTACCGTAGTACCTAATCCAAATACTATTTTTGCTGATTCTGATTACGGATTTACTACAACTATAGATTACGATTTTGATGACTCGGCAGGCGAATAGGAAATACCATGAAAGATACTGAAAAGAATATCGAAACTGATTATAAGATGGCTCGTGAAACGTACCATGATCTTATTGAAAAAGGTCGTGAAGGTCTAGAGTTCATGATGGAAATTGCAAAGGAATCCGAACATCCAAGGGCGTTCGAAGTTCTTGCTACGATGATTAAAACTATATCTGATACCAACGGCGAATTGATGAAACACAATAAGATTCGTAACGATATTAATAAAGCAGATGAAGTAGAAAATCCGACAGTCACTAATAATAATTTGTTTGTAGGTACTACCACTGAGTTACAAAAATTACTTCAGAATAACAATAAAGAAAATGAAGTAATTGATTTACACGAACAAGGCGAATTAGAAATTAAGTATTAAATTATGATGGAAAATAAAGAATCCTATTTAGGTAATCCCCTAATTAAGCGGGATGGTATCGTACAGCAATGGGATAAAACAGATCTTACTGAATATATGAAATGTTCAAAAGATCCTGTATATTTCGCCAAAGAATATGTTAAAGTGATTCACGTTGATCGTGGTCTTGTACCATTCGATCTATATCCCTACCAAGAAGATATGTTCAAGCACTTTAGAGAGAATCGATTCTCTATTGTTTTGGCGTGTCGACAATCCGGTAAAAGTATCTCGTCCATAGCATACTTGTTATGGTATATACTATTTCATTCAGAAAAAACTGTTGCCATACTTGCAAACAAAGGAGCTACGGCTCGTGAGATGCTTGCTCGTATGACTCTTATGCTAGAGAATATTCCGTTCTTTTTACAGCCAGGATGTAAGGCTCTTAATAAAGGTTCAATTGAATTCAGTAATAACTCAAAGGTAATTGCGGCGGCAACCTCTGCATCCTCTATTCGCGGTTTCAGTGCTAATGTTATTATGCTCGATGAGTTTGCTTTTGTTGAAAGGGCTGCGCAGTTTTATGCCAGCACGTATCCAGTTATTTCGTCTGGTAAAGAGACCCAAGTTATTATTACATCTACAGCCAACGGTGTAGGCAATCAATTCTATAAGATATGGGAAAGTGCTATGCAAGGCACGTCTGATTTCAAACCATTTAGAGTTGATTGGTGGGACGTTCCGGGTCGTGATGAAGAATGGAAACGTTTGACTGTAAGTAATACATCAGAACTCCAATTCCAAATCGAGTTTGGAAACACATTCCATGGTACAGGCGACACGTTAATATCTGCCGACGCTCTTCTTAATTTGAAAGCATATCCGCCTAAACACATCCTAGATTCTGGTGTGCACATTTATGAAGAGGTAGATCCGTCTCATGAATATATTATGCTGTGCGATGTAGGAAGGGGAATAGGTCAGGATTATTCTACTTTTAATATAATCGATATCAGTACTAAACCTTTTAAACAGGTTGTCACTTATCGCAACAATACTATTTCTCCTTTGCTATTCCCTAATATTATTTATAAAATAGCAAATTTGTATAAAGAATGTTTAGTCGTAGTCGAATCAAATGATCACGGTATCGTGGTTTGTAATGCTCTTTATCATGACCTAGAGTATGAAAATCTATACATCGAAAGCGCGGTTAAGGCCGACAAGCTTGGCGTTCTTATGACCAAGAAGGTTAAGCGTATTGGTTGTTCTACATTCAAAGAATTATTAGAACAAAATAAGCTTGAAATAATTGATGAGCATACGATAATGGAGATCACTACATTCGAAGCCAGAGGCAATAGTTACGAAGCGTCTAACGGTAATCACGATGATTTGGTCATGAACTTTATTATGTTTGGTTATTTTGCTGGTACGAATTTCTTTAATGAATTAACTGACATGAATCTAAAAGATATACTATATGCCAAACGTCTAAAAGAAATAGATGACGGCGTGGTTCCATTTGGATTTATAGACGACGGTTCAGCTGCCCAAAAAGAATACGCAAACCAAGGCAGAGCTGATGGTTGGTTATACGACGATACCGACAAGAATTTCTAAATTAGGTTTATTATAAATAACAATAACGATTGAATATCCGTATTATGTATCATATTATTAATAAACTCTAAACAAGGAAAAAAAGAGTCATGGCATTATTTACCCAATCCGCATCTCCTGGCATTACAGTCAAAGAGGTCGATTTAACTGGGGTTGTTCCAAATGTGCAGACTACAACTGGAGCCTATGTAGGTAACTTTAGATGGGGCCCAGCCGAAGTCATAACACAAGTAGACAATGAGGCAACTTTAGTTAGTAAATTTGCTTCTCCGAACGACCTAACATCCGTAGATTTTCACAGCGCAGCGTACTTTCTACGATATTCTAACTCTCTTCAAGTAGTAAGAGGAGTTACTTCCAGCGCAACCAACGCATACGATTCTGACGGATCGTTCAAGGACTCGGCTGGTACTAGTTTCGCAAGAACGGGTGGCTTTAGTCATCTCGTGAAAAACGACGCTAATTTTGATACCCAAACCGGCGCCCGGGATAGTGATAATCATACATTCCTCGCCAGATATCCTGGTGATCTTGGTAATTCGTTATCAGTTCATATGTTACCCGCTATGGATTCTGACGCGGCGTTTACTGCTTGGACATACAAATCTAGCTTCGACGCTCGTCCACAAACTTCAGCATACGCGACTGACAAATCAGCCACTCTTGATGAAATACATGTCGTCGTTGTTGATGCACTCGGTGAATTTACAGGTACTGCTGGTACGGTTCTAGAAACCTTCCCATTCATGTCTCTTGCTACAGACGCCAAAATGACAGATGGTTCGACTAATTACGTCAAAGACGTGATCAATAATCGATCAAAATATGTTCGGATGGCTGGATACGGCAATAACCATGGTGTTACCGGTAAATACTCTGCTCTTGCTGGTACCGCGACTAGTTCTGGTAAAACTTATATTAATCTCGCGAAAGTTCCGACGGCAGAAAGCTTTACGCTAGTATCTGGTACGGCATCCGCCGCGCTTGGTGTTGCTGAAGCTCAATCAAATTTCAACCTTTTATCAGACGTTGATCAAGTAACTCTTGACTTCCTGATCGCTCCAGGTATGACATCAAACGTTGATCAAGCTTCGGTTGTGAACCATATAGTATCAATCGCTGCATCAACTCGTAAAGATTGTGTTGTTACTGCTTCTCCAAGTAGGACAGCGGTTGTTAATGCGACCACACCTACGGCCGATGCCGTAACAAGTGCAGATCTCTTTACAAGATCATCCTATCTTATTGTTGATAATAACTATTTAAAAGTTTATGATAAGTATAATGACAAGTATATCATGATTCCTGCTGCATCTTCTACGGCTGGCCTTTGTGCTGCCGCAGACCGTGATGCTGCTCCATGGTATTCACCCGCAGGTCAAAGACGTGGTGCTCTATTAGGTATCACATCAACTTCATATTCACCAACTAAATCGAATAGAGATACACTTTATAAAGCAGGCTTGAATCCAATCGGAAACATTCCTGGTCAAGGTATTCTACTCTTTGGTGATAAAACGTTTATGGCTAGACCATCGGCATTTGATAGAATTAACGTTCGTCGTCTCTTCCTTGTTATTGAAAGAGCCGTATCACTCGCCGCAAGAAATGTAATGTTTGAATTCAATGATGAATTTACTCGCGCAGAATTTGTTAATGTCGTCGAACCTTTCCTAAGGGAAATTAAAGGTCGTCGTGGTATTACAGATTTCCGAGTTGTTTGTGATAATACAAATAATACAGCAGCTGTTATCGATCGTAATGAATTCATCGCAACTATCTTCATCAAACCAGCACGTTCAATCAACTTTGTTACACTTAACTTTGTAGCGGTTCGAACAGGTGTTGACTTTGAAGAAGTCGTTGGAACAGTGTAAAGGAGAAATTAGATGGCTGTACTTGGTGTAGACGATTTTAAATCGAAATTAAGAGGTGGTGGCGCTCGCGCTAATCTCTTTAAAGTAACCCTAAACTTTCCTGCTTATGCTGGTGGTGATGTTGAATTAACATCGTTCATGTGTAAAGGTGGTCAATTACCTTCTTCGGTAATTACACCCGTGGCTGTACCATTCCGTGGTAGACAGTTACAAATAGCAGGTGATAGAACATTCGAACCTTGGACCGTAACAATATTTAACGATACTGGGTTTGAAGTAAGAGATGCTCTAGAGCGTTGGATGAATGGAATTAATTCCCATTCCCAAAATGCCGGCATCACAAACCCGCTTGATTATCAAGCAGATTTGATTGTTGAACAACTTGACAAAAACGGAGATTCATTAAAACGTTATGATTTCCGTGGATGTTTCCCTACTAACATTAGTGCGATTGACTTAAGTTATGACGCTAATGACGCGATTGAAGAATTCACCGCTGAATTCCAATTACAATATTGGGAAAGTCGCACAACAAGTTAAATAATATATACATATGATTGGCGGTAGCGAAAAGATTAGCTATCCTGACTTCCCTAAAGTCTAGTTGCCGCCAATTATTTATTCATTAGGGAGAATACAATGAAAAAATTAATACATAAACATCATATAAGGCCAAGACATATGGGTGGGACAGATAATCCATCTAACTTAATAGAACTTACGGTAGAAGAACATGCAGAAGCGCATCGTACACTATATGATAAGTACGGTAAGCAAGAAGACTATTTGGCTTGGCGAGGTTTATCTGGGCATATCGGCAAAGAAGAGATAATAAGAGAAAGATGTTCTTTGGGAGGTTTAAACTCCCAGAAGAATAGAAGAGATAAAGGTTTAGACGTATACTTTTTAAATGAGTCAGAAGAACAACTGTTTAAATGGCGTTCCGAAGCGGGCAAGTTATCAACTAACAAGGGCGCTAAATGGTATTATAACGGTAAAGATTATAAATTTGTTACTGAACAGCCTGAAGGTTATATTCCAAGTCAAGCACCAAATAAACCTGGTAAACTTGTAAAAGATACCTTTTGGTGGAATAACGGCATAAAACATAAACGATCATCTGTATCTCCTGGTTCAGAATGGGTCAAAGGAAGAATTAATAAAGGTAACTTAGGCGGGGCAAGAATGCCAGGCTTAAGTTAATTTGGGTATATATACTTGTATGATAAACATATTTAATAAGCACCCTCAATCTCTCGGCGAGACGTACGGTGAACATTTACTCAGTGCTCTAGTTTTTAGTGGGACATTTTTTGTGTGTAGTATTATTGTTACTATACATGCGATATTCCCCTTTATATTCAAGACCACTGCAACAGATTTATTAATGCGGGTAATTAAAAAGAATAGGCCCAGGCTACTTGCGAAGAATACAAAAGGATAATATGAATGGCAGGCTTTAAAATATTTGGATTTGAAATAGCAAGATCCAAGTCAGTGGCTTCAAAAGAGAAGATACCGAGTATCGTTCCGCCTATGAACGATGACGGCGCAGGGTATATTACAGCTTCAGGTTCTAATGTAGGTCATTACTTCGATCTAGACGGTGACAAGGCCGCGGACAATCATGCCCTAATCATGAAATACCGTACGATATCCCAATTCTCAGAAGTAGATAACGCCATCGAAGACATTGTTAATGAAGCAATTGCTCTTGACGCAGATAATAAAATTGTTGAATTATACCTTGACGAACTAGAAGATGTCGGTGATAAAACAAAAGATATTATTCGTGAAGAGTTTAGGCAAATTCTAAATATGCTTAAATTTAATGATTACGCTCATGACATTTTCCGTAGATGGTATGTCGACGGTCGTATTGTGTATACCCTAGTCGTTGACGAAAAGAAATTGTCCGAAGGTATTCAAGACATTAGACCTATCGACAGCGCAAAGGTTCGTAAAGTTAAGGAAATTAATGCGACTACCGACAAAGCTTCTGGTGCTAAGCTCATTAAAGATGTCGAAGAATATTATTTGTATGACGAAAAACCAGGTGGTGATAATAAACATAACGCAATTAAACTGTCAAGTGATTCCGTAGTTTATGTTTCTTCTGGTCTGTTAGATGCAAGCTCGGCACTCGTACTTTCCTACTTACAAAAAGCTCTTAAACCCGTTAATCAATTAAGGATGATGGAAGACTCATTAGTTATCTATCGCCTTGCGCGGGCGCCCGAGAGAAGAATCTTTTATATCGATGTTGGTAATATGGCTGCCGGTCGTGCAGAACAATACATCAAAGATATTATGTCACGTTACCGTAATAAACTAGTATATGATTCAACCACTGGCGATATACGAGATGATCGTAAAAATATGTCAATGCTTGAAGACTTTTGGTTACCGCGTAAAGAAGGTGGTAAAGGTACTGAAATATCTACTCTACCTGGTGGTGAAAACCTTGGTCAGATCGATGATATTATATACTTCAAAAAACGTTTATACGAATCATTGAATGTACCGTTATCAAGACTTGAATCTGATAACGCTTTCTCTCTAGGAAGAGCAAGTGAAGTAACACGTGACGAATTAAAATTCCAAAAGTTTGTTGATAGACTACGTCGTAGATTCTCAAAACTATTCCTTGATATTCTCGAAAAGCAATTAGTTCTAAAGAAAATCATTACACAAGCTGACTGGAATAAATGGCATGCCGATATTAGTATTAGTTATAGCAAAGACAATTACTTTGCTGAACTGAAAGACGCTGAAATTCTTGGAGAAAGAATGGACGCTCTGTCTACTGTTGAAGACTATATCGGTAATTACATATCTCGCGAATGGACTATGAAAAACATCCTGAAAATGGATGAAAAAGAAATCGAAGAGATGGAAGCCCAGATCAAAAAAGAAAAAGATGACTTTGAAGGTCGTGAACCAGAAGATGACATATAATACAAGGATTGAAATATGACTACTACAGCAAAACTAATTGATAACATCACTGACGATAAATTGAATGACGCCAATAAACTATTCAGTGATTTGATTAAAACTAGACTGGCGACTGGTATAGAACAAGAAAAAGCAAAAGTTGCTAATGCAGTTTTTAATCAGACTCCAGCGGAAGCAGAAACAGTAGTTGTTGATGAAGTATAACCTATTAGGTGCAAATACTCTGAGGGAAACTACTAAGGTTCCTACACTTACTAATGTAAGATCAGATATTGAAAAGCTTAAAAATAAGATACTGAATAAGGAATTAACTCCAAAGGCGATCACTGGTATGGTGTCCAAGGTCGGGGTTAAACATTCTTTTGAAGTTACTTACGATACGAGTTCAAAGACTGATTCAGGTACGATGATGATGAACGCCTTCTTCGATCCAGAAGAAGATGCTAACGATGAGATCTCTATCGAAGTTCAATTGATATTCAATGATAAAGATAAGACTATTGTACTATCAAACGAAGGTTGGACATGGTTGGTCAATACTATTATTTCTTCTCTTACGCACGAGATGATTCATCAAAAACAATACCGCGCCAGAGGTCATATCAAGGGTAAACAGTTTACTAAATTTACTTCTAGCGAAAAAAATGTACAAGGCGCCCAAGGTTATTTAGGCAACACCGACGAGATAGAAGCTTATGGTTATAACATTGCTAGTCATTTGTTATCTAATTTTTCTTTTGATGACGCTACCAAATTTCTAAGGAATCCGAGTAAGGATTTACTTAAACATTCGCCTGATCTCTTTGGTTATATGGTCGCCTTTCAAATGGATACCAATCATCCCGTAATAAAAAGACTGCTTAAAAAGACTTTCTTTTATTTAAATAAACTTAAAAGTTAAAATATTAAAAAGTATAAATAACCTTATATAGAAGTAATAACAAGGAATTATAATGGAAACCTCCTATTTTAGACCTCTAGCTGCTGAAGTTGATGCAACAGATAGTGTAGGCGCATCGAGTAATATCGGTAAAGCCCAAAATGTTAGAATGGTTAATACCCATGCTACCACAGCGTATCTCGTAACTGTACTTCAGAGTGATGGAACTACTGTAGTAGGTTCAATGACCTTGGCTGCTGGCGAAAGATTGATTTTGAATAAAGGTAAAGAAGAAGAGTTATTCGCAGCTAATGCTGCTGTTAAATTCGTTAAGTGTGCAAGGTAACAATATGAAATTAATCGCAGAATATAACGACCAGTCATTAGACGCTAAAATTATTACTGAAGCTAATGAAAAAGGCGATAACGTAAAAACCTACAATATTGAAGGTGTTTTTGCCCAAGCAGATACAAAGAATAGAAACGGTAGGGTATATCCTAAAGCCGTAATGAAAGCCGCAGTTGAAAAATACGTGCGCGAACAGGTTAGTCAGAAGAGAGCAGTCGGTGAGTTAAATCATCCCGAAGGCCCAACTGTTAACCTTGATAAAGTTTCACATCTTATCACTGATCTTCATTTTGAAGGCAATGATATTATGGGGAGGGCTCTAATACTTGATACGCCGAACGGTAAGATTGTTAAAGGTCTACTAGATGGTGGTGTTAGGTTAGGAGTTTCTACTAGAGGTATGGGAAGTCTCAAGCAGAGTAATGGTTCTGCAGTTGTTCAAAATGACTTCATTCTAAATACAGTGGATATTGTTCAGGATCCAAGTGCACCAAGTGCATTTGTAAATGGGATAATGGAAGGTGTTGAATGGGTTTGGAATAACGGAATCATTGAAGCTAGAGAAATTGAAAGAATGGAGACAGAAATTTTACGCGCTCCACGAGCTGATCTTTACGAAGTTCAAGTTCGTGAGTATAAGAATTTCCTCTCGTTATTAAATAAATAAAGGAACTTAATATGTCTGATGATATAAAAGTTGAAGAAGTGGTAGTTTCCGATATCGAGAGCGAAGTTCTGGACGAAGGTAAAGCCAAAATAAAAGAAGCTGAAGTTGAAGCACCGAAAGATGCTATCGACGGACAAGCTGCGGCTGACGAAGCTGGTGATGAAATTAAGAAATCAGCACCTAAGAAAGATAAAGCACCTCATCCAAAAACTAAAGCTGCTGCGTTAAATGCTATGGTGAATCAACTTTCAGCAATGAAAAAAGATGATCTAATGGCTGCGTATGAAACTTTAAACAAAGCTGGTGATAAAGTAAATGAAGACGACGAAGAAATAGAAGAGTCTACTGATGTAGATCATTCTGCTGAACTTGCTGAACTCGTCGAAAACGAAGCTACATTATCTGACGAGTTTAAAGAAAAGTCAGCAATTATTTTTGAAGCTGCGCTTAAATCAAAACTAAAAGTTGAAATCGATCGTATCGAGGAAAACTATAAAGATGAACTTGCTGAAGAAGTTGCGACTACTAAGTCTGAACTTGTTGAAAAAGTTGATTCTTATCTCAACTATGTGGTTGAAAACTACATGGCTGAAAATAAACTAGAGATCTCTAATGGTCTACGTACAGAAATTGCTGAAGAATTCATGAGTAAACTACATCAAGTTTTCGTTGAATCTTATATCGAAGTACCTGAATCTAAAATTGATCTTGTTGATGACTTGTCAGAGCAAGTTGCTGAACTAGAACAAACTGTGAATGGCCAAATCGCGTCTATGATGGAAATGACTGCTACAGTTCAAATCCATGAGCGTGCTAAAGCTATCCGCGAATGTTCTGTTGGTCTAGCTCTAACTGAAATCGACAAATTAAATTCTCTAGCTGAAGACCTTGATTTCGAAAGTTATGACTCTTTCCTCGGAAAAGTTAAAACTATTAAAGAATCATACTTTGTTAAAGAAGTAAAATCTGAAAGTGTTGAAATTGAAACAACTGTTGGATCTGTTATCTCTGAAGATAATGGTTCAATGAGTGGATATCTTGACCAACTCCGTAAACAATACTAAGACATAAGGAAAATAATAATGTCTACATTTAATGCCCCTACTTCCCTAATGGAAAAATGGGCTCCTGTACTTAACGAAGAAAGTGCTGGAGTTATCAAAGATCGCCATCGTAAAGCTGTTACAGCCGTGATCCTTGAAAACCAAGAACGAGCTCTTAAAGAAGAGAAAATTAACGAAACAGTTGCTAATACTACAGCATCTGCCGCTAACTGGGATCCTATCCTAATCGCTCTTGCTCGTCGTGCAATGCCTAATATGCTTGCTTTCGATGTTGCTGGCGTTCAACCAATGAGTGGTCCAACAGGACTTATCTTCGCAATGCGCTCACGTTACGATGCTGGTACTACTGGCTCTACTGAAGCTCTATTCAACGAAGCTAACACTCAACATACTGGTGACTCATCTGCTACTCAAACTGCTGATCCTTCTGGACTTGGCGGTCTTAACGATTCCGGTGCTGCTGGCCAGACTGTTATCGTAGGCGATTCGTCTATCGATGATGCTCGTGCAAGTTTACCTGTACGTGCGCAAGGTATGTCAACTGTTGACGGAGAAGCTCTTGGCTCTAACTCTGGTGGTTCGGTTTTCTCTGAAATGGGTTTCACAATCGAAAAAGCTACTGTTACTGCTAAAACTCGTGCTCTTAAAGCTGAATACTCTTTGGAACTTGCTCAAGATCTTAAAGCAATCCATGGTCTAGACGCTGAATCAGAACTAGCTAACATCCTTTCAACTGAAATTCTTGCTGAAATTGACCGCGAAACTATTCGTACAATTAACGGTCAAGCAAAAACTGGTTGTCTTACTGCAAATACTGCGATTAACGGTATTTTCGATATGCAAACAGATGCCGACGGTCGTTGGTCAGTTGAAAAATTCAAAGGCCTAATCGTTCAAATCGAACGTGAATCCAATGCTATTGCTAAAGAGACTCGTCGTGGTAAAGGTAACTGGATTATCTGCTCTTCTGATGTTGCATCTGCTCTTGCTGCTTCAGGTATGTTGGATTATGCTCCTGCAATGACAACTGCTCTTGATGTTGATGATACAGGAAACACATTCGCTGGTCTACTTAACGGTCGTACTAAAGTATACATCGATCCGTATGCTACTACTGACTATGTAACTGTTGGTTACAAAGGTTCAAATGCTTATGACGCTGGTCTATTCTATTGCCCTTACGTTCCGTTAACTATGGTTCGTGCTGTTGGTGAAAATGACTTCCAACCTAAAATCGGATTCAAAACTCGTTACGGAATGACTTCAAACCCATTCGTTGGAACGACTCTTGCTGCTGATGGTATTGCTGCTGCGAAAACCAATGGATATTTTCGGATCTTCAGAGTTGATAATATCATGCATACATAATTTCTTCGGAAGTTAT